TGGCTGAGTACTACAAGCCAAGCCCAACGGGAAAGCCTGGAATTTGGGAGCAGATGCCATCAATTATGATCGCTAAATGCGCTAAGGCTTTGGCTTTGCGTGAAGCGTTCCCACAAGAACTTAACGGCTTATACACCTCGGAGGAAATGCCCCATGATTACGGCAACAATAATTTTGGTAATGGGAGTGACCTCCCTGTGGTTTTGGGTCAGGCACGAGAAGCGCAAGCGCAAGCAGGAGGCTCTCCAACAGCGAGCGCGGTCTCTGGTGACGAACTCCCCTGGGAACGTCAGGATCGTCAGGAAGTGGAACCACAAACGAGGGCAAAGGAAACCCGGTACGACATCCGTGAATTAGCTCCTGACGTTAGGGAGAAGGCAGAAGAGTACCTTCGTGACAACGTATGCAAACTTGGCTCAGACGGAATTTGGATATGCCCAATCAAACTGGAAAAGTTAACAAGCTGCATCGTCGGCTAAGGTACGACCTTCCGAGAACGGGCTACCGCCGTTGGACGGTCCACGTAAGCATTAAGCTCCTTGAAGAGTTTAAGACCATTGCCGAACAAGAGGGCAAGAGCCATGCGGCTGCCTTAGAAGAAGCATTGAAGAACTGGTGTGGGCATGAAGAGTGACCTAAAAACCACTGACCCCGAGGTGCAGCGACTACGGCGAAGGTGGTTTAAACGGGGCTACCGAGCCCATGAAACGATCCTTAGCCAAGAGGTTACCCGGCTGCTAAAACTCCTGGAGGGCGAGCAATCGCTCTACGGGAAAGGGCAAGCTGACGGGATCCGTTGGCTGCATCAGTCCATGCAAGAGGTTTTAACCCAAACTGGCGAGTAGCTCAGTTGGCAGAGCGCAGGATTGTTAATCCTGTGGTCGCTGGTTCGATCCCAGCCTCGCCAGCCAAAAAAACGGCACCAACCGGGAGACTAATCTCGGCTGGTGCCAACGAAGACTGTGACTAGCAGTTCGGAGAACAACCCCAACAAGTTGTTTGTCGCTCTCCCCTTTAACTTACCACACCCACTTAATAACCACAATTATTAAGTCCCATTCCAACTTAGATTCCTAATAATCCTAATAACTTACCCTAGTTATCCACAGCTTTTCCACAGGCTCAAAAAACATCCTAAATACACATGTTCCTGCCGTAACACGCATCGAACAGCCGATCCTTTACGTCGTTAGCTATGATCCGAACCTCTATTTCTTTAGCGATGATCCGAACAACACTCCGAGCAGATCAAGCCGCATGAATCTCACAAGTGATCCGAAACTGCATCAAGGACATATTTTAGGGGGGAAAAAATACAAGGAAAAAGACAGCCCTGTAAACGAGCAGTTTCGTAACTCAAAGGCTGCTAAAGTACCCATCGCGGGTTGGAAGAGCGTAATGCGAGCGAAGCGAGCAGGAAAGGGGGGTGTTTTGGGTCCTAGGGTATTAGGGGGGAAAACCACGGGTCTGTCAAGAACTTTATTTACTTGGTGGTATATACCACACATAGAAAGTGTAAGAGGGTACTAGCGGTAATAGTTCAGATCAGGTACACATTGGGCATGACGGAGACTGAAATCAGGCGATTGCTCGGCGTTCTACGCGCTGAATACGGTACTAAAGTATCCTGCTCCGATGAGCGGGTTACCCTCTGGAGCATCGTCCTGGGACACGCCAGCTACACCGAAACCCAAGTTGCTATCGCCGAACTCCTTAGCGAACCGCGAGCGTTTCCACCCTCCGTTGGCGAAATTAACGCCGCAATTCTGGCAAACCGCAGAGGCGGTAAGGACGATTGGTCTAGCGCCTGGGATGCCGTGCTGTTCGCGGGAAAGCGAAGCCTGTATTACGCCGAAGAAGAAGCCGCTAGGCTCGCCCCAGAAGCCCTAAAAGCTATCGGTGGGGTTCCTGGGTTGAAAGAGCTTGCGCACGCAACCAGTGACCAGCTAGGCGTCCTCCGGGCGCAGTTTAGACAGCGGTACGAAACGGTTGAAAAACGAGCCGAAAGCGACGACATTAAAGCCGCACTCCAAACAGTTTTACCCTCTGTACACATAAGGATGATCAAATGAGCTACGCTAAGAAAAGCCCAGAACAGTGGAACCGTGAAGCACTCGAAAAAGAAGCCGCCATGCTCATCGAGTACCAGACCTCGTTTGCTCCAGTCCTGGCTAACCAGTCCGGCATGGTTGCACTTCTTTGCCACGAAATCAGGCAGCTCAGGCAAGAGGTCAAGTGGTGCAGCACCTACCTAAAGCGCATGGCAAACGCCCCCACCGGGTCCGACGAAAAGGTGCCGTTCTAGAGCATGAGCTGGTCAACCCACACAGTCTACGACGGCAAGTGGAAGGTTACCGTCCATGTAAGGGTCGGTGACGGCTACACCTACCGCCCACACGAACACCCAGAACTACGGGTGCTCTTGGAAGAACACTACCAAAGCGAGCCCCAGGTGCTTGCAAAAGCTATCCTGGAAAACGTCCTTCACTGTGACTCAGTACACGTGGAGACCCTCTCTGGGGATGGGTTCTACATGATCAAGTGCCAAAAAAACGCTGTAGCTAACCAATGCTCAGACTGGCACACTTGTCCTGCGTTTGCTTGCACAGGAGCCTGTGATGCCACTGACCAAAAAGGGTCTTAAAATTAGGGAAGCCATGGAAAAGTTCTATGGCAAAAAGCAGGGTGACGCCGTGTTTTACGCTTCCGAAAACAAAGGCACCATTAAAGGCGTAACCAAGAAAAAGAAGTGACGCCAGATTGGAAACACTTTGAAGCCTGGGAAGACCCACCCGTCAGCTCTCCGTTCTGGATAACAATCAAACACATCGACACAAACGGCTACGAAGTCAGGTACGTCCGTGAATACTGGTTTGACCTCGGACAAACCGAAAGAGACGTTTGGCTCAAATGGGAGCGAGGATGGTTTGAGGAAAACCCACGCACCTCCCGTGTTATTAGAGAAGCCTACCCCAACACCCTATGGCTCGCCTGGGCTCCAAAAGATGAGATCAAACCGTTTGAAGGGTAACTTTCGCCACGGTCCCGAAGAAGCCGCCATGATCGCCTTCTTCGATTACTGCCGCCTTCTAAGCCATAGACACCCAGCTTACAATTTAGCGTGGCACGTCCCAAACGAACGCAAAGCAAGCGTTCAACGCAGAGTCACTATGGCTCGCGCTGGCGTTAAAAAAGGAGTGCCTGACATCTCAGTGCCAGTGCCAAACAAAACGCACCACGGGCTCTACATCGAGCTAAAAATAAAGCCCAACAAGCCGTCCCCAGAACAGCTTAAAATCATAGACGAACTTAAAGAAGTCGGGAACTATGCTTGCGTGTGCTGGAGCGCAGAAGAAGCTATCGCCACACTAGAAGCATACCTTGCCGACAAGCTATGAGCGATCATCGCAAAACTAACCCCTTCGCTGTCGATCAAGAAGCCGCTGTCCTCAAAACCCCCGAACGCGAACTATGGTTTGCCGTCATCGAAAGAGCACTCAAAGACTACTGCTTCTTCTTCGACAAAATCCTAACCACAGGCAACGGACACCTAATACGCTACGATGAGCTGCACAAAGTTCACCGCCAATCGTTTAACCTAAAAGCCATCGCCGAAATAAACCGACTGCGATGGTTTCTATTCGAGAAACAACCAGTTCCGTTTAACCTCACATTCCTGCTGGAACAGCTTTACGACGACGATACACACGTGGCAGCCCACATACGCGAACAAGCCGCAAAGCAATTCAAACTCCACTGTGCCGAAATAGAAGCTCGCGGGATGTTCCAAGCCGTCATCTCCTACGTCACAAACACCACTGAGGAAACACACGGAGCCCCTAGCGCGTCATTCTCAACGCTAAAGACTAAACGCTACCGCAAAGACTGCTAAAAGAAGTTACGCTTCTTGTCCTTGATCGACCAAAATTGAGACACGCCATACAGCAACGCGCCCGACAATACAGGCGTCACAGCGTCAGCCAGCTTGTCAGCTTCGGCATCGCCCACGCCGATCACCAATAGCCCACCAGACGCTAGGCTTAGTAAATGCCTTACTATCGATCCGAGAAAACGATCCATGCTCTGTCTCCTGCATTTTGCATACGCTTGCCAGTTGAATGACATACCCGCTGAGACGGCTCAACAAACGACTGCCCCTCAACGTTGCAATTCATCCAATGCGACCAATAAAACCGCAGATCGCACCTAGCAGTCTTCTTGGCTATCCGCCGCAAGTCAACCACAGAATTAACTTCTGTCCCGTCTAAATCGTAGATACACGGCTCACGCAGATCGGTGTCGGGTCCGTGCTTTTCGCACACCGATTGGGGCAAGCAGTCATGCCTAAGTGGATTATCCACAAGAACGCAACCAGGCAGACGAGCACGTACAATCCGAGACAAAACTTTTCGAGCGGGTCCATTGAGATCACACTCCAA